AATGCGCGATCGAGCCCGTGCATCTCTACACCCAACGTGATCTTGCCCGCGTTCACCATCAGACCACCACCCCGCCCGGCGCGTAGAAGTGCGCCACTTCGATTCGACATCCGTTGGTTGCGTGCGGGCCCGGTAACTTCGACACGACGAGCAGGACCACCCGGCAGTCATCGTCGAACACGCGGGCACCCTTCTTGCGACTGCCGCCGAGCGCGTCGAGCACGGCCCGCGCGAGCTTGTCGACGTCGGGCGCGTCGTCGAACGCGGTGGCGAGGCGGAACCGTAGGTCTACCGTGACCGGCCCGCCGAAGAGCGGGAGCGTCTCCGGCGCGATGCCGGCCGCCCGGTACGCCTCGTAACAGGCGCGCTTGACCGCGGCCCGCCATGCGGGAAGGTAGGCGCTCGCCTCCCTCATCGCCCCGTTGCCGGAGATCAGCTTCGACCCTTGCGGCGCCGGCCGCCCGAGCACGTCCATCGTGAAGATCATGCGTCGTCACCGCCGCAACACTCCGCGAGGTAGGTGCCGGCGCCATCGGCCCGGATCGGATCACCCTCGTCGAACCACTCCCCGCATCCCCCGCACCGCCCCGAGTAACGCGCTTCGAACCAATGCCCCGTTGTGGCGGTCGGCGTGACGAAGTCATCGAACCGGGTCACGATGTGCACGTTGCCATCCCGGTCCGTCGACGAGCTCTCCACCGTGCCGATCCGCTGGACGCTCGCCCCGCCATCCATGCTCATGCTGACCGGCGTCCCGGGCGCGACCCGGTAGTCGACGCACTGCTCGCGCACGAGCTCATGCTTGCACCGGTCGTCGTTCACGGCGTCGCCTCCGGCTTGTTGTCGCGATACCAGCGCATCGCGTCGCCCATCGCGCCAGCGTGGGCCAGTCGCGCGGCGTGCGCCGCCGCACCGGTAGCGCGCTTGCGCGCTTCGAAGGTGTTATTGATGTTGTTACGCAGCACGGCCGGCAGGCGCCACCAGCATGGCCGACAGGCGAACAGCGCCCGCGGCACCAAGGACAGCGGCGTGCACAGCCCGGGGCAGCGATGATGCGTTGGCGTACCGGTTAAGTCCGACATGTGTTCCGTGTCCCCTTAGTCCACAGTGCTCGGTCAGTACGTGTGATAGGTGTTGCCGGTCAGGGTGCAACTGACCTGTGAGCGCTGAGTGATGATCGCGATGTCCTGGGCCAGGATCCCGCCGTCGATCTTCAATTTGCACCCCAGCGCGAACGGCGGCGTGGTCTGCGCGTCCTTCTCGGGCACGTATCTCGCCTCCATTGTGATCTTGTACGAGGGTGGCCGCTGTGCGAACCGCTCCTCCCGCGGGTCGTACTGGAGGAAGATGAAACGCCCGATCCAGGGCGTCTGCACCGGGAAGTCAAACGGTCCGACGTCCATCGAGTTGACCCCGTAGGCCTGGACATCGGCGTCTCCGGGCTGCGCGTACACGTGGACGTCAGCGGGTACGCAGTAGTCAAACCCGCTGCCTTCGCCCGCCGTGGGTGGCAGGGCACGGAGCTCATACTCGATCACGATCCACGAATTCCCCTCCCGGACGGCCTTGGGGCGCTGGTGCACCGAGGGATTGAGCAGGATCTCGGGTGCGGGCGCGGGCCCGGACGGCACCACGCAGTGCTGAGGATCGCTGGCGCTGATGGGATTCCCCCAAAAGTCCTTGGCCGGGTCCGGCCCCGGGTCGGTCGGAGCGCACGCGCTCAACGTCAGAGTGGCTAGCGTGCAAGCGATGATCTTACGGACGTTCATGGCGATCGGTGTCCCCTTCGATCGTGATTTGTTGACCGGTCAATCTTGACCGGAGGCGCGCGCCCAGCGTCCCTTCCGTCGCGCGCCTCCGGGGTCATGCTACCGCGCTAGCGGGGGTCGAACGGATCGACGTTGCGCAGGTAGTGTCGCGCAATCGCCTTCTCTTCCTCGGTCGGGATCGACAGCAGGTAGGGCGGGTTGGAATCGCTGTCGCGAGCCTCCCCCGTACCGAGCCGCCCGAGCACGATGGCGCCGGGCTTGCCCGCCTTGCGACGGGCAAGCGCGTCCTCGCACTGCGAGACCACGCCGACCGCCGAGATGAACATTTTGGACACTCGCATCGGGACCTGCGCGGTCATCGTGTGCGGTGTCGGATTGACCGCCTCCGGCCGCCCGCCGTAGTGGATGATCCCGCCGTCGAGGATCACGACGTCGGCCGTCATCCGCTCCTGAGTCGCCCCCGGCAGCGGCGACTTTTTGTTCGGTACGGTCTGCACGAGTAGCGGCGTGATCAGCAACAGCCGACCATTCATCTCGCGCATGCGTGGGCCCCGTGGACGCTGCGGAGCGGGACCACTGAACGGATCTTCCTCGTCGGTCGAGCTCGGAACCGTGGTCGGCGCCGCGGTAGCCTTCTGCGCGAGGTACGCCGCATAGTCGGGGTCGACCGTTGCGGGCGGGGCGGTCGGCGCGGGCGGAGCCACGAAGGTGGCCGGCGGCACGGGTGTCACGGTTGCGGGCGCGGTGACCGTCGAGTTGGGCATTGCGAATGGGTTACTCACGTGAAGCATTCCCTTCAGGGTGTAGTTGCGTGCGTGTTGATTCGGGTGAAGGCTTCGTGTGCGGCGTTGGCGACCTCCTGGGTCCATCGTGACGTGGGTGCGAGCTCGTCATACAGGGCGGCGAGCTCTCGGGCATCAGTGGCGGTGAGGGCGCGGATGAGGTCGTATCTGGCCAGAGAGTACGCCTGCAATTCGTCGTCGAACAGACCCATTCTGACCGCCTCGCCGACCGCGGTGGTCACCTCGTCGACAGTGGCGGAGCGGCCGATCCGGAAGCGCACGGCCTCCGCGGGAGTGCCTGGCGAGTAGACCCACATCCATCCGCCGTCGCGAGCATCTTTGCGATCTTGGCGGACGGCGATCGAGCGACGCGCGGTGCGCCACCCCTTGATAATGTCGATCCCGTAGATGATCGCGGTGCCGGTGCCCAACGGCATATGCAGGATGAAGGCCTTGCTGAGGTCGAGCGTGGGCATCGCCTCGTACCCCGTGAAGTCGGGCGTGGTCATGTGGGTGCCGTGGGCGTACATCGCCTGTTGCGCGGCGTTCTCCATCCCGGCGTACTCCAACACGTCAGCGCCGCTCTTCAGGTCGAGCACGTAGCGCCGGCCGAGCTCGTCTTCGACGACGCGGTCCCACCGCCCCGCATACCCTTCGTCGGCGTTGACGATCACGCGCTCAGAGAGCTCCGGGACCACCCGGAGGCGCGCCTTGCGCAGGATCGCGGCGTACGCGGCGATGTCCTCGCGTAGCTCGGCCGGCACGCCCATGCCCTCGATACTCTCGCCATCGTCGAGGCGCTCGGCGAACTTGTGGACCGCGGTGCCGTAGTTCGCCTTCGCCATCGCGCGGGCCCGGTCCAGCGCCGACTGAGCAAGATCGTTAAAGTGACTCTTGTCGTCATCGGGGTCGCCCGCTATCGCGCTAGCGATGATGTCCGGCGACGTGGCAACGCCCTTGACGACGAGGCGCTTTTCCCACCGCTCGATGCCGTACCGATCGGCGAGCGTGCTCTTGATCGTCGACACCCGCGGCCAGAGGTAGCCAACCTCGCCCGTGACCGGGTGCGGGAGTTTGTACCAGCCCCATTGACCCTTCGGTGCTTCCGGCCGGGACTTCGGCGCCGGCCCCGGCATCGCGAACGGGTCGACCGACGCGAGCATCGTGCCAACCGACTCTACCGACTCTCCGGTAGACGCGGCCTCCGTCGCGATCCACAGGGCGACACACTCGGGACGGTGACACGCGCATTGCGGTGGGTGCACGTCGGATGCGCCCGGAGCGTCTTCTGGCGTGGATCCCGCCGGTACGTCGAGGCCGCACGCGGTGCAGTGCGTCACGCCGGAGCGGAGCACGCTCAGGCCTCCGGCCGGGTGTGCGCAGTCGGGTAGTTCGACATGGATCTCCGTGATGGTCATGCTCGGTTCCTCCGTCATCGTCTCGGTCACGAACAGCGCCTCCGGGAATCCCTCGAAGATCGCGCCGGCCGCGCTGGCCACCGTGCGGTGGTCGGCGGCCGAGATCACGGGCGCATCGTCGGCCAGTTGGCGCTCGATCTCGATGCGGCGCTCACCGCGGCTCACGACGAACCGCGCCGCCTCGACGCCCGAGCCGAGCCACTTCGTGCTCGCGTGGCGCTCGCAGACGACCCACGTACCGCCGTCGGCGCCGCGCACCGTGTCCCCCACGTGGATCTGTCCCCAGATCATGCCGCGCGCGCCGGTGCAGTCAATGCTGGCCGCTCAACCTCTGAAGCGAGCCATTCGAGCAGCACCAGGCATCGCTCATACTCGGCGCACCCCTCCTCGTCATCGGCAAAGGCGTAACTGCCGTGCCTATTGATGTGGCGCGCCAGTTGCTCGATGATCTGCCGATCGGTAATCAATTCGAGTCGTCCTCTCCGACCATCACCCGTGCGACGAGCCCAGGCGATACGTGAATCTCCCTCATGCTCTCCACTCCCCCCGGTCCGAGCCCGTTTAGCAGCGGGCTCGGACCGATCTCATGCTAGCGCACTAGCGGTCAGAACCGACAGGCGGATATGCCTGTGCAGGTCTCCCACCTGAAGGACCACACTTGGTTGTCCATCAGGCCGAGATTGGCGCTCGCGCCGTAGTAGTACCACGTGGTGACGACGCCCGAGCCCGGCAGCCAGCAACCGGAGTGGCTCCAGAACTTCACTCGCGTGCCGGAGCCCCGGTTGGTGAAGGAGCTCGTGGTGGTCGCGCGCCCGTTGTTCGTGCAGTGATTGAGGTTGAGCGAGTTGAACCGGTACATCGGGAAGCCACCGTTAACGCCGTCGAAGATGCACAACTCGCCGTTGGGGCAGTCGCCGTACGCCGCCGCAGCCGGCGCCGCGGTTGCCGCGACGAGCCCGGTTGCCGCGATGAGCGCGACCGCCAGCATCGCCAGCGCGCGCTTGATCTTTGCCATCATGAGCCATTCCTCCCTTGTGATCCGGCCCGGGGGTCCCGGTCGGAAACCTCGATGCACTCCGTGCACACATCCATCCCGCGCCTTGCGCGGCTCTCGTCGCGCGGGTCGCCACGCGGGATCCGGAGCCACCGACACCACCGCGCGTGGGCCCGCGCGCCGCGTCCCGTATCGAACCAGACCTTGGACGTACCCGAGCCGAACTCAACGCCCGGCGTCGAACGTCCACATCGGTCGCACGCCACGGTGTACCGCATCATGATCATGAGCCGATCACCCACCGCCCCGGTCCTGGGCCGGGCACAATCGCCAGTCCAGCGGAGACCTCGGCTGAGCCCGGAAACCACCACAAGAGCTCGACCGAGGTCGCGGTCCCGTTTGCGATCGTCAGGCCGTTGGGCAGTGTGCTTTCGTGGCCTGGCTGGATAGTCCAGCTCCGTGCAGTCTCGCGAGAGTACGGGATGTTGAAATCGCTCATGGTTGCGTCACCACCGGAAGTAGGGCGCGCCACCCGAAGCGCTCGGGTCCGATGACTGCGACGTCAAAGAGGTACCCGCCCTTGCGATCGCTGGCGTTGCACCATATCGCGTAGCCCGCCTGCACCGCGCCATCCTGACCGCGGCGCTGGAACCGAACAGCGACGGTCTCCACCACGTGCGCGACGCGCCCAGGGTTGCCATTGAGGAACGTGTGCGCGCCCACGCGGGCCCGAGCGTACGTCGTGGCGGTCCGCCAGCCTCCGCCCACGCCGCAGGCCTGCACGAGCTTGCCCCAGGGTCCGCGCAGTTCGGCCGGCATCGCCCACGCGTCGCGGCTCGACACCTCGATCGTCGGCACGGGTTCCGGCTCGACGACGTCGCTAGCCCACTTGCGACCGGGCATCGTGACGCCGACCGGATCGGAGTTTCCGGTCTGTGCCTCGTCAACAAAATCTTGAGTTTCGTGTACGTGCCTCGTCAACTAACTCGCCCCCAACCGCTCGCGACCGCGAGCGAGGCGTACGCACGACTGAGCGCGTCGGCGCGCATGGCGTCCAGCCTCGCCGGCAGCAGCGCCTGTCGGGCCCGCATTGACGCGAGGTAGGGCTCCCGCCATGAGCGGTCCGCAAGCGCGCCAGCGATCATCCGCCGGACGTGGCGCTCGATCGGAGTGCGCGGCCGGCGCCGGACCCACCACAGCCACGCTCCGACCAACATCGTCGCAAGCATCACGACACCTCCGGGTACGCGCCCGTGTAGTCCAACTGACTCCAGCTCGACCCGTCGGCCGGCGACTGCGCCCATCGCTCGTCGACGCCGGGCGCCGCGTACGGCTCTAGGTCGAGTGCATAGTTGGCCCACGCATCGCGGTCCTCACGGGTGCTCACGAGCTCGTCGCTCACGGTTCGCAGCGTCTTCGCCAGGATCACGAGCCCGCCCGCGAGCACCGCGACCACGAACAGGAGCACGGCCTCCGCGGTCATCGCCACGGCTCGCTCTCGCTCGAGCAGAGCGAGCCGCACACGTGCCTTCGGGGGTAGGTGTCGCCCGTCGTCGCCCACGTCGGCGGGTCGGGGAGCGACTCATGCCGGGCGACCTCGGCTTGCTGCTCCGGCGTGAGGATGTGCGAACCGCATGACGGGCAACCGGCCACTAGCTGCTGTCCGACGTGCTGCGCGTCATCGCAGCGCGGTGGGCAGGGTCCGACGCCACTATGAATGACGTTGCAACCTGCGTCGTGCACGCCGATCGGCGGGCGGAGGTAAGGCACGGTGCAGCGGATGGACCATTGCCAGCCCCACACCTCGCCGGAATACCAGACACCGCACGTCGGGTGCACGGAGCGCGAGCCCCCGATGCCGAAGTATCGCGCCCACTGCTCGGCGCCATCGTGAGTGGCGAGCCCGATCACGACGATGAGCCCCGATCGCAAGATCATGATGTCAGCGGGGGCAGGGCAGGGTGGGTTGCGTTCAGCGATGATCCGTCGCCAAATGTACTCAGCCGACTCGGGTGCGGTCATCGAGTGATCCTCTCAGGTGTGTGGGTGTGTGGTGGTGAAGAGAACGGCGTAGCTGAGGCCCAGCCCCCGGATCGCGGCATCGATGAAGGGTGCCGATACCGGCTTGCCGGCACGGGCCCGGCTAACGGTGGCCTGCGAAACGCCGAGCCGGCGGGCGATCGCGGAGTTGTTGACGAGCACCCTGCCGCGGTGCAGCCGCCAACACTGAAGCTCGATCGCACGCCGATCGAACGGGTGGATGATCAGGGTGGTCTGTGCAGCCATGCACAGACGGTAGCACCCGTCGCGCACGTGTCAAACACCATCGCTGTAATTACAAAAGCACCCAGCAATGTCGGTTACACGGCTGTAGTTCATCCCGTGTAATTACACGCTTGTGTTTCGCTACCGCGCTAGCCGTGCTAGCCTCCGCCGCATGACACGACTCACGCTCCGGTACCCGGTCAGCGCCGCGGCGAGTGACCCAGCAACAGGGATCCGCCCACTGACCGGAGGCGGACCTGTCCAGTTCGAAGTCAACGGCGTCGCCTTCCCCGCCGAGCTCATCTCGGCCGAGCTCGCAGAGGAAGGCATGGCCGTCATGGTCACGCTCGACATCGACGACGGCACCAATCCGCCCGTTCCGCCTGCCAGGCCGGCCTGCCGCTACTGCGGTGAGCCGCTCGCGGCCGGCGAATGGCACACGTGCGTCGAGATCGAGCCGACCACCGCGATGCTCGTCGACGACGCTGGACGCGTTTTCGGGCGGCACCTCGCTGCCAACTGGCACGGTGCCTGGCGATTCTCGGAGGAGGTCACGCCGCCGAACATCGAGGCCGCTGACGATTACGTGGTCGTGGTGCAGGTCCGCACCGGAATCGAACGGGTCAGCGACGGCAGGCATGCCACCCTTGTCGGCACCGCGGTATACGAGAAGTTTTACGACGGTCACGGGTCGACAAAGCGGGTGGCGAAAATGCGACTGAAGAATGTCACGTGCGCTATCAAGTCACCCGGCCCCTGAGCGTGTACCGTGTGCAGCTATGCACAATCAGCAGGACGGGCCGCCCGTGACGACTAGTCTCCGCGGGCGGCCCACGACGTCCGCGACCATCGACCTCGACGCGATCGGGCGCCGCCCGGCTCCCCGGCCGCGACGGCGTGGCCGCGCACTGGCGATGACCCTCGCGCTGACCACCGTCGCCTACTGGTGGGGTTACACCGCCGGCTCGGTGCCCGCGGCCCCTGAGCGCCACGCTGAGCGCCTCGTCGAGCTACGCCTGGGCGGCGATGGCGTCGGCCAGGTAGCGCGCGTCGACGAGCTCGACGTGGCGCCATGGGGATGGACCGGGACCGCGCTCGACCCGCGCTCGGTCGTGTACGTGGTGCAGGCGGGCGTCGAGGCGCCCGCGGAGTGCTCGATCCTCGTCGACGGCCACGAGGTAGCGCACGCGGTGGCCGAGCCGCTGGACACGGCTACGTGTTGGTGGGCTGCCTGAGCGCCGAGAGGATCCGCCACACCTCAGCCTGCTCCGCTTTGCTCAACCCCAGCCAGAGCTTGACGATCCGTCGCGCCGCTGCAGCGGCACCGTTCGCCCCCGCGGCGCCCTTGCGCCGCGCGTCCAGCGCCTCGCCCGGATCCGCCGTGGTCCACCGCGCCCGGCCAGCGGTGCGCGCGGCCTCGGTTCGAACGCTTGCATCATTAGCAGCCATGCAGGCACCCTAGCACGGCTAGCGCGGTAGCGCACCGTATACGAATCGGCATCGGCCCATGTCCGCTATGGGCGATGTGGCAGGGCAGTTTGCTAGCGCGCCAGCAATGCCCGGATTTGGACGTCAGCCTTTCGGTCGAACCTCGTCGCTCCCGAGCCCGTTTGTCAATCCACATTGACCAGCTCCACAAGGGACGATTGCACAGCGTGAGAATGACCCTCGCCGGAGCACGATACGGGATCCCCGTAACGCGTAAGCCGTATCGCCTTACGCGTCACCGCAGGTCAGCGGCCATAGACGAAACGCTAGCGCGCTAGCTACACTGAAGACAAGCGGCGCGGAAGCGCCGCCCACCTTGACAAATGGATCCGTCGCAGTAAGACGGTAGACCCGCCCGCTGGAGCCGCTCTTCCGAGCGCCCCGGGCAAGCCGCGAGAGCTACTCCCACGCTGCCTTCACTGGCGCCGCGGCACTCCCGCCCTCATCCGAGGGCCGTGGGATGGGAGCCCACATGAACGTCAAGATCGCTGACCGCGTCAAGTTCGCGGTCGCAACGGTAGTCAGCCTGATCATGGTGCTCGCGCTCTACGTGAGCCGGGATCACATCACCGATGTAGCGCATCGGATCGGGCTGGTCGGTTACCAGGCAGAGACGCTGTTCCTGCTCGTCGACGTCGTGGCTCTAATCGGAAAGGTGTTGCAGCTGAAGTACTTCGCGGCGAGCACCCGGAAGGTTGGACGGCGACTGATGATCGCGGCAGGCATCATCTCCCTCACGTGCAACGTGGCGTCCGGTTGGTTGTCGGGCGGGTACGGACCAGCCGGTTACGGTGTCTTCGTCGTGATCCTGTTCCTGGTTCTGGAGAACGTGCTCACCAAGATCAAGCCGGCCGCCGCGGTGACCCGGGCGAAGAACGCGAGCAACGCCGAGACGCTCGACGCACCACTGACCGCCCGCCAGATCTCCGCCCGCAAGGGCGCCGAGACCCGGCGCCGCAACGCCGCCGCTCCGGTTTCCCCGGGCGTCGGACCGGTTGGCACCTACGCTGGCCGGAAGGCGTAACACTTCGATCACGCGGACGCCTACCGGCCCCGCTGATCGGTAGGCACCACGAAGGGCCCGACTCTCTCAGCGGGGAGTCGGGCCCCTTTCGTTGCGCTCCGCTAGCGCACTAGCGTGCTACCCTCACGCCATGGCGATCACCGTCGGCTCACTGTGCACCGGCTACGGCGGGCTCGAGATAGGGCTGCGCCTGGCGGGCCTAGACTTTGACACGCGGTGGCTGGCGGAGATCGAGCCCGCGCTCAACCCGCTGCACGGCGACCGGCAACGGAGTGTGCCCGCCACAGGCGGCGGCGGCGTGGGCGCTACTTGCGCAGTGCTAGCGCGCTAGCTATGCTCTGTCCATGCCTCTCACCGAATGCCCCGACTGCGGAGTCCAGCTCAACGCCGACGGAACGGTGGACGCCCTGCCCGACGAGCCGGCCGAGCACTACAGCGGATGCAAGATCGCAAGCTGACCGAACAGCGAAAGGGCCCGCCTCGGAGCATGGGCGAGGCGGGCCCTTCTGCGCGTGTGGGCTAGAGCGGCGGGCGCCCGACACGCGATACCGGGGGTGGCTCGCTACCGCCCGGCAGACCCTCGTTGCGGGTCGCGTACGTGAGCCCACCGACGAGCACGGCGGAGGCGATGGCGCCCCACTCGACCGCCGTGATCTCACCATCACTGATTGAGGCCACGAAGATCGCGACCCCGGCGGCGACCGCGGCAACGATCGCCTTGCGCGCTTTGCTCCAGTTCATCTGCTTTCCTCCAATTCGCTCTGCTCCGCCGCACGTCGATCCTCTCGGCGAGCGAGGCGGAGTCGGAACAGGCGATAGCTAAACGCCGCATCCTGCGAGGCGAGCACAAGGGCCACGCCCCACGCTGGCGTCGCGACCCCGAACAGTGCCAGCAGAACTACTAGATCGAAAGCTACCGCAACGCTGACCACGATGGTCTGCAACCACGCGATCGACGGGAGCTCGGAGCGCCACGGTCGCCCGAGCGCCACCACGAACCAGAGGCCCAGCAGGACGGATGCACCGACGAGCACGACGTACACGACGCGCTCAGTGCTCACGTGATCCTCCGCTGATGTAGCGATCGCTCTACTTCTCGTACAAATCTATCTGTTCGACGGGTCACATTGCGAGCCCCGGTCACCGCGCGGGACACCTCGCCCGATACCCCCTCCGCGGCCCTGAGCGCGTCGCTGGCGCCCTGGCGTGTCTCCGTGGCCGTCCGGCCGTTGTCAGGCCGTTCGCCCCGTAGGCGCAGCCACAGGGGCCGCAATGACCACATCACGCGGCACCCGTCCCGTCGCCCACTTGCAGCACGGTCGGGATCATGGTCACAGCGTCGCGGGTGCGCCCGAGCCGCTCGGCTTGGATGGCTTGCAGGATGGCGAGCGACTCACGCTGGGCCGCGGCGAGTTGGTTGACCGCGGTCACGAGCTCGCGCACGTGGTCACCCTGTCGCTCCGCCGCGGAGGTAGCGGTGCGGGCGATCTCACGCCAGTCGTTCGCGCGGTCCGAGGCAGCGCCGACCGCGATCTTGACGAGCGCCACCAGACCGCCACCCCCGACGAGGGTGGCAGCAGCGGTGACGATCGTCGCGGTGTCCACGGTCAGTCGGCGGACCGGGCGTGGTCCTCGTCGGCCACCGCGTCCGCGATCGCCGGAATCTGTGCCGCGACCGCCGCGGACACCGCGGCCTCAAGCGCCTCGGGGTCGATGCCGGTCGCCATCGCCAACGCGTCGATCTTGGCTCCGAGCGCCAGGATCGCGATCACGCCCTTGTGCGGCGTGCCGGCATACGGGCCGCCCGTGATCGTGGTGCTCATCGCCGCGAACGTGTCGTCGCGGAAGGCCAGCGCTTCAAGCAGCTCATGCTCGTACGGGGTCACGTCGAGATCCTCTCCTGGGTCGATCGGCCACTGGCCGAAGTCTGGGCGCATCGACCGACACAGGTCGACCTGTCCGCCGGCCATCATCACACCGTTGCGGTACTGCTCGACGTGATTGCCGGAATACCACGCACCGCCTGACCATGCGAACGTCTGAAAAAACCACGATGCCACGCCGTCGCGGGCGGCCCACATCATCACGTCCCGCTCGCCGTACACGCCGACCGCGGCCAGCCCGAGCACAGAGCAGGCGCCACGCAGGTACTCCCGCGCCGCCGGCCACGTGGTCACGCTGACGTCCCGGTCGACCGCAAAATAGATCACGCGGGTCGGGAAGCCTCGCGTGACCGCCATCGCGACGGCCTGCTGCGCATGAAGACGGCCCACGTCGTAACCGCTGGCGCCCACCGTGCCCTCCGCGAGCAGGACCGTTGCGATCCCGTGCGCGTGAAGATCGGCAACCTCGGCCGTGGTGAAGTGCTTGCCGGCCGAGCCCGGCCCGACGTAGGCCATCGCGAACCGCTTGCCTGCGGCGGCGAGCCCGGCCGCGGTTGGCTTGCTGAACGAGTAGTCGACACCTTCCATGCTCTGCCTCCCTGATCGGTCAGTCGCCCGCGTGCTCCGTGTCTGCGGTGGACTCCGCGAGCTCGACGCCGGGCAACGTCACCACGGTAGCCGCGGCGGCGCCCTCGGCCGCCTCGTCGACGAGCTCGCCATCGACGGTGACCCAGCCGCGCGCCACGATCCCATTCTCGCGAGCGGCGAAGATCTGCCACTGGTCGGCGCCTTCCTCGCGCTCCAGATGAGCAGCGACGACGTCGAGCGCGACGGCGTCGGGGAGCTCGTGCCCGGGCAGGAACACGGTCAGAACCTCCGGCCCTTCGTCTTCGTTCGGTCGTAGGACAACGGGCTGCATTGTGATCTTCCTTTCCTCGACGTGCGTGATGTCTTACGCGATGTAGTACCGGCCCTCGACGGAGAGAACGTCCGGCGCTGCCCATGTCCACGGCGCGGTCGCCGTGATCGACGCCGAACCGCCAGTGTTGTCCATCGCGTTGATTTGCATGGTAGATCCGGCACTCACGAAGACCCGTGCGTCCCGGATCGTGCCTGCGCTGGCGTCCCGGATAAGCCCCATCCCGATCAGTGCGGCGAACGCACCGTATGACGAGTGTGGGGCGACCGGCAGGGTGAACTGTGGGCCGGTGCCGACCGCCGAGCCCGCGCCGTAGGTGAACTGAAAACGGTACTCGATCGTCTTGCCGAGCCGGCGGTAGACCGACACCAACGTTCCCGAGCCAAGCGTGAGGTTGGTCAGCGTCGGCGTCCACGTAGTCCAGGCGTCCGTTAGCGCCGTCATGAGGTTGGTGATCTCCAGCAACTTCGTGGCGCTGGCGATCTCGCCGGCCAGGAAGCTCGGCGGGGTGCCTGTGTAGATGCTCGACATGGACTACCTCACTGACCGATGACCGGAGTCTTGAAGAGCTCGACGATCGAGCCGCTGGCGTGCGTCTTGACGACACCGTTGACCGAGCGCGTCACGGTCATGGTCTGGGTCAGGATAGTGCCCGTGATCGCGGTCACGGTCATCCGCTCACCATTGATCATCACGTCGAACGGGAACATGGAACCGAACGTGGCAGAGTCAATGAACCGCACCGTGGTGGAGATGATGTCGACGCCGGTCTCCGTGGCGTCCAGCGCTTCGTTGACGGTGGTCTCGCCGTAGGCGGGCGGGATGCGGCCACGGTTGGCGCCGCCCTCCACTGACCACACTTCGTAGGGTAGGGCGGGCAGCGTGTTCGCCTCGATGGTCCAGTGGTGGGACTCGATCGTCTCGACGAAGCTCGACGCCAATTGCTCGATCGTCTCGGGCGGGAGCCATGCCGGAGGATGTGCGATCGTCAGGAGGTCACCGACGTCGTACGCCGCGGCGGCCGTCGCCAACGTGGTGTTGCCAGCCGAGCGCATGGCGCTCACGTCCATCACGACGCGCGGGAACCTCGCTTGATCGGTGGTCCCGATGTGAAGCTTCCACGAGGCAATCTGAGCGGCACCGTCATCGTCCTCGACGACAAGGACGTAATCGCGCTCGTACCGCCCAACCCCCTGTGGGCTGGCCGTGGGCTCCTGGACGTTCATGGGCCCGGTCTCCTGCACCGCGCGCCGAGCGCCGCCCTGGTACCGCGTCACCGTGACGTCGTTCTCGATCGCCGAAGCGTCCTCGATCGCCTCAAGCGGCGGAGCAACCTGATCGCCGATCCGATAGTCCAGCGCCACCACAGCCGTCTGATTGTAGAGATCGCTGGTCGCGCGAAAGTTCACGCCGAGCGAGTCGCGCGGCTCGTAGAGCATCCCGCCGTCGACGTCCACGCAGTCCTGAAGGAGCGATAGCGTGCTAGCGATGCGCTGCACTCCCATGGCGGGCGAGCCCGCGGCCCCGACGTCGACCGTGTTCGGGATCCCATCCTCGGTCAGGAGACGCTCGATGCGATCCGCCGCCGACTCTCCGATGTGACCGGTCGCGACGTCGTGAAGTTGAGGCAGAGCGGAGTTGTCGCTGAAGGCGAGTTGACCCCATCCGAGCGTCGACTCGATGTTATCGATCGTGGTTCCGCCGAGTGAGCCGACCGAGCCCAGCGGCCCGATGAAACTCGCCGCGGTGCCGAGCGTCTTCGTCGTCGACGTCGCGTCATCGGCCAGCACGCCATCGATGTAGAGCTGACCGAGCACGTCGGCGCCCACCTGAGTCATGCGGATCTGTACGTCATGTGGGTTGCCGTCATACACATTGAAGGTGCCCACGCCGCCGATCACCGAGCCGAAGGAGGTCCCGCCCGTGAGGATGACGTCGATGCCAACGTTGGTGGCATCGAACGCGGTACCGGTCCATTTGCAGTAGGCGACCACGAGCGCACGGGTGATCGAGCCCGTGCCGAACGTCACGTCGATCACGTTGTACTCGACGGCCTTTGCCGTGGTGGGCCGCGGAAGGCTGCCCTCGATAACGAACCCCATCGAGAGGAATCCGGCCGAGCTCGTCGGCAGCGTGAACGAATCCGGCACCAGCATCCGGGCGCCGTCGGCGACGAGCGGGTACGCCGACGAGCCCACCTGTGTCCGCTCGACTCCGGCCGGCTCGACCGCGGCAGTGTAGATCAGCGGGCCCACGCCGTCGACGAAACTCTCCGCCTGAGTCGCCTCCGGGCCTTCCTCCATGGCCCAGTAGGCGAAGAGCCCCGGGCGGAGCACGCCGAGCGTGTATGCGCGCGTCAGCGCCGACTTGGACGGGGCAGTGCGCCCCGGAGCGTTGATCCGGCGCAGCATGCCGTACGCGGTGACCGGCGCCCAGATGTCGTTACCCTTGACGTTCCACTTTTGGGGCCAGGACTCGACCTCACCGTGGAACCGGACACCACCCTCGATGGTGATCCGGATCGGAGTGTTGCGCCCGGCCAGCCCGTACAGCGGGCTCGTAGCCACGCGTGGCGAGTAGGTGCCGACCGCATCATTCTTGATCGACACCATGACCTGAGCGGGTGCACCGATCTTGCCCGTGCCTGCGCCCTGACGTCTCGTGATCCGTAGGACGTCGCGGGTGTAGATCGGTACCTCGTGCCACGCGGCCGAGTAGAAAACCTCGGCCTTGGTTGCGATCTTGGTTGTGGTCATCATCGCCTCGCAAAGGCAAGCTGGACGTCGCCACCGCGGCGGTCGACAACTCGCTCGATGATCATGGCGATCAGATCGTCAACGTCGCTCCCGCTTGACCGGACCTCGATAACGGTCTTGTCGGACGCGCCCCGCGGTGACACCCGCTCGCCCGCCTGGAGCACCGCCAGCATCTCCGCGCCGGGCGGGCCCGGGACCGGGCCCGCGCTGCCCGCGTGGAAGCGACGGGGGTTGGTCTGCTGCCCCGTCGAGCCCGACGATGGGGCAGTGCTTTTCATTTGACCCACGCCACCCGCGACGGGCGCCCCGCCGCTGATCATCCCGAGCGTGTGCGCCAGGTCGAGCACCCGCTTGTACCACTCGACCAGCTTCGCAATGGCATTAATCAAGATCACGATATCGTCCAGCGCCTCGCCGAGTAGCCACCCGACGCCCTGAAGAGTCTTCTTCAGCCCGGGGCCGATGATCTCGATAAGGTCGGCCAGATTCTTGCCAGCCTCGCGCCACTCGTCGCTGTTCTCCCCGACCTTGATCTTGATTTCTTCGAACCCGGCAGCCACGCCGCCGAGCACGTTGTCTTTGAGGTCGGTCAGCGCGCTACCGAGTCCGGCGAGCTCGGTCTCAGCGAAGCTCTTCACCTTCGGTGCGAGCTCGTCGACCTTGCTGTTGAGCTTGTCGACGAAATCTCCAGCCGCGACGGCAGCGGCGTTGAACGCTGGCGTGAGTAGGGTCGCGATCTTCTCTTTCAGGGTGTCGACCGCGGACCCCAGGGCGCCCTGGGCCTCGGCCGCGACCTTGCCACCCTCCGCCCATGCCTTCTGCGCGTCGGCGCTCTTTTCGAAGATGAGCTCCTGGGTGGCAACGGCCGTCGCCTGCGCCTCGGCCGCCCCGGTCAGATCCTGCTGACCCTTCGCCAAGAGCCGTGCCTTGACGTCGGCCTCAGAGATCGAGATACCGAGACCCTTCAGCATGTCGCGCTCGCCGAGCATGGCCTTGGTGAGGATGTCCGATACCTCGGCCGCCGTCTTCGTGCCGCCCGACCACTTCGCTAGCGCGCCAGCAAGACCGAGCGTCTTCATGCTCATGTCGGTGGCTTGCTTCGCCGTAAAGCCCATCGGCTTCAGGAGGTCTGCCATCGACGAGGCGAGGTTGACCACCTCGCGCGTCGAGGTACCGAAGGACTTGCGGTTGAGCTCGGCCCACTTCGTGATCGCCGGTAGCTGGGTCTCGAATACCGCCGCGGCCTTGCGGTCCATGTCCACAAGCGAGCGCGAGAGCTCGAAGATATCCTTGCCGACGTGGGCGACGGCAATGACCGCGGTAACGCCCAACGCAGCCGCGGCGATGCCGAACTTCCCGATCTTGGACGCGAACCCCTGGATACCGTCGCCGGCCACGGTGAAGGTCCCGCTCGTGCGCGACACCTCGGATTGCATCTTGCGCGCGCCGTCGCCGACCCGATCGAAGGTGCGCTCCAGCGAGCGGCTGTCGCCGGCGAACGTGAGGGTTACCTGGTTCTTCGCCATCAGTCCAGCGCCAGACCGGAGCGGCGCACGATGTCCTGAAGCTCGCTCTCCAGCACTTCCTCGAATTCGTCACGGTGGTCGAAGAACGACTTGTAGAGGTAGCGACCGTCCTTCAGGAACGGCCGGCGCACGGCGTGCCGGCGCCCCACCCGACCGCCGAAGTCCAGCCACGGATAGTACGGAGCCCGCGCCGACCCGCCCGCGACGCGGGACTGAGTACGGGTCGAGCGCGCCCGGAGGCTAGACGCTGCTCGACCCGTACGACGTGGCACCAGCGGGACCGCGTGATCGATCACAACGTCCGCGGCCTTGTTCATGGCCAGGCGGAGCATCTTGGGTAGCTGAGCGTCGATCTGGCGCAGCGCGCGGTTGAACTCGCGCAGCCCCGTGATCTTGACCGGGGAGATAAGGCCCATGACCGGTTACCTCCCTCTCGCTTGCGCCTTCAGTGCTTCGAGCTCGGCTCGCTGAGCGAGACGCCCGTAGTAGGTTTTCCATCGAATGAACTCAGGATTCGGCATCTCCCACTGGAGCCGGCCCACCGTCATTCCCAACTTCTGCGCCAGGAAGTGAGTGAAATTCGGCATCGGGGTCATCCTCGAATTGCCGATACGCCGACTTCATGGCGCTCTTCTCGTCGTCGAGCCCGGAAAGTTCCGTGATTTCGTCGACGATCGGCTCCATCTCCAGCCCGAGTGAGCTCGCCTGCCACCTCGCGACGGCCTCCTGCGTCATGATCGGGCGGAGCATCGCGGTTGACAGAAGGTACTGCTCGACCGCCGCGGTCCCGTCGATGTCGCGGATCCTCAGCGCCTCGGCTCGCGACATCGCGCGCACTCGGATCATGCGCGGCACGCCGCCGATCTCCAGCGTTAGGTCACGCTCCGGGAATCCGGACGGCGTGCTCTCGCGTGGCGCAAACAGTTGCTCCAGCGTCGCGTACTCCAGCGGCGCTTCGGGCGTTTTACCCTTCGTTCCCATCGTGATTCCCCTCGGTAGGTTCGGTTCTCGTCGCTAGCAGGCTAGCTGATCGGGAACAGCAGATACGTTACGGTCGTCGTGACCGAGTGCGTGATCGTGATGAGCCCGGTCGTCGCGTCCGCCATCCGCGGCAGGAGCTTAAAGACCTTCGTGGTCGCGTTGGTGACCGAAGGCGCCAACGCGGTCGCCGCGGCGCCCGTGACGGTCGTCGACGCGTCGCTGATCGTCATGGCGTCCGGCGAGGCGTTGCCGTTGATGATGTGGAGCAGGGCGCCGCGAGACCCGAGGATCGACTTGTCGACCGTATCGGATGAGGCCACGGCCGCGCCGGTCGCGGCAACCCCGGCCCGCGTTGGGGTGGTGGCTACTAGTGCACTCACAGTGGCGCTCCCTACTGAGGATTCGAGTTGACGGCGTCGGACCCCTGAAGCTCAACGCTCCATGAAACGAAGTCCGCGACGGGGTTGGTTTCGACGTAGGACTGCACTACGACGTCGACGGAGTCCTGAGGCTTACCCGAGCCGGTGCCCTCGGTGCGGCGCACCATCGTGACCTTCGTGCCGATGAGCGGCTCAATGACCGCCCGCGGGCCGACGCTGGCGGTGTTGTCGTAGAGACCCTCGGCACTCATGTTGCTGATGCCGAGACCGCCATCGAAAACGTGATCGTCCTTGCCGTATGTCGTGGTGTCGTGGACGTCAGCGGCCCGCGTGAAGCTCGACGCCCGAGTGTAGGTCGACAGGTCCGCCCCGCCGAGCGTGAAGACAGTGCTCTTGCCGTGGACTTTGCTCATGTCGATTTACCCTCTCCGATGATCTCTAACGTACCAACCCCGGCCATGTACTCGACTCCGCCGAGCGAGACCACGTCGAACTGAATCGACTTCACCACGAGCTCGTCGAGCGCGGTGTATCCCCCGTACGTTTCGAGCGCCTGTTTGATCGAATTCTCTCCGTCGCCGGCCGCGAGCTCGCCCAGGAGCTCGGCGGTCGACCGCTCGAAGGGCTTGCCGATGAGCACCACAAATCCGCCGTTGACGACGTCCGAACCGCGGCCGTGGGTGGCATCAAAGACGACGTCCTCCGGGTAGAGCACGATGAAAGCGGGCGGCACCGCGGTACCCACCGGCTGTCGGTGGACCCGCCCCACCAGGCGGGGCATCGCCTCGGCCGCGTCGGCGATCTCACCCATGATCAGATACGGATTCATCGGGCCCGCCGTTGTCGCACGAGCCCGCGTAGCGACACCTTGACGTCGGGATCGAGCCGAGCGAGCAGGCGAAGTTCACTGCCCTGATCGGGCGAGCCGGCCACGCCGAACGGCGATTCGCGCCGGGCGTGGAACCGCGAGAGCTGGAGCTTCATGGCCATGTCGACCTGATCGGGCTGCGTGGTCCAGCCCCAACGGCCGATCATCGAGATCCGCTCATACAGGGAAGGCTGCACCGTGGACGCGCGCTTGATCTGAAGCCACTCCCACGGGCGTCCCTCGGCCGCGGCGTTGCGCGGCCCGAGCTCGTACTCCGTGATCGTGTTCCCGCCGTCGGCGATCGCCACCACGAGCCCCGTCGTTGTCATGAGGTCGTCGATCGAGACCTGCCAGCGGCCGAGACGATGGTTGTACCAAGGCTCGTAGATGCGTTCCTCGGCGACGTCGACGAGTCCGAACTGTCGGCCGCACTCGTCGTCGATGGCGCGTGAGGAGGCAGCGATGGCCGAGGTCAACTCGAAATCGTCGTCGTCATCGCCGATACGAAGGTAATCCTTCGCGTCGGGGAGCTCGAGGTAATCCGGTTTCCACACCATCACTGCCTCCCTTCGTGATCTTGCCGATCGCTGACGTGTCGGGCGCCGGACTACCGGGGCGGGCTAAGCGCCGCGGAGTCGTC